AATACGGTTCTAGTCTACCGCAAGTAGTCGTACAATTCGGTTTTCGTCTAGGATACTGACCGCAAGGTAACAATGCCCGATTACGCTTGTAATCGCTGTTGTTGCTTCGCGTTGTAGTTCCACTACTAATTTTTCCATTTCCATTGTTTCTGGTGCTCCCAGAATCTGCGGTACTCCGTCCGCGTATCCTAGTGCGCCAGCGTCGGCCATGAAGTTTTCGTAGTCTGTTCCATCGCTATCGATGTGAGAAGAACGATACACGTCTACGCCGAAAAGTTTTCCAACGTATCCAAGTCCCTTGGCCGCTATCATTTCTTCGGTTGCCATCATCTGTGAAATAATGTTGTTTTGCTCGCTTCTAAGGCTCGCTTGTAGCTCTGTAAGAGACTTTGGATGTAGTACCGAATAGAATGGACCGGGCGCGCCGATTTCGCTGTCTGCGCGTTCGCGGTCGTAAATCCCTTCGAAAAAGGTAGATACGGACATAGTCGAGCCACTGGTGCTAGTTCCATTGGTAGCCAATGCCGCCGCCGCGCCTGTGAGCTCCGCGAAGAGTTTGTCGTATGAACCGGCCATCGATGCTGCGAGCGCGAACGGGTCCGGCTCAAATCGTGCGTTTGTGGCTGTGAGGTTCAATAGGTCCGAAATATCGTATCGAAGAGAATAACGAGACGGTGTTACGGTTACCGAACCATCTTCGATAGATGTGTCGGATACTGGCCCGACTTCGCTTACGCTAGAAAAGCTGTCGCGCCCGCCCAAGCCGATTTTTCTAACTTTAATCGCTGATGTTCCGAGGCCGTTAATACTTCCTATGTACTGAATAAGACCAGTGTTTCGGAGGTTTGCGGTATCTTTTAAGAGTAGGTTAATTTCTGCGCTGACCATTGAGGCCATACGAACGTCTGTCATAGACGAGTAAGTATTTGTTGCCATGATTTTTTCTCGTGGGGTATAAAGGTTTTTCTTTATTCGGGGGTGTTCTGCTGTTCACCGGTGCGACCGTCCCCACTGAGCGAATGTTTTATAGCTCGTTTTCAGTATACACGTTTATTGGTATACGTGCAACAATGATAATGATGATGATAAATGATGATAAATGATGATAAAAATTACTTTCTGCGATTACCTTTTCGAAGATTGGTACGAGCTGACACCACGCGAAGATTTTTACGACCGTTCGTTCCACCTTTCGAAAGTGGTTTTATATGGTCGACGTGTTTACCGTCTCCTTTTTCTACAAGTCCAGCTTTCGCCATTCGCCGCCGAGCTGTGTTTCTCATGGCGCGCCGTTTCTTGTCGATTGGGTCCGCGTGGTATTTCTTGTATATCTCTTTGTAATTTTTTTTCTTTGCCATGGTTTATCCTGGATAATAAAAAGGCCGGCCATTTCTGACCGGCCATAAACAGTACGGTTGGAGAACGTCTATTTAAGTTGGAAATACTTTACGACCACTTTATCTGATGCCGCTGGTGCGCTACCGAAAACAATCGTACAAGAATTAGAAGTGATTGACGATGTATACTCGTCTTGTCCACTTGGATTCGACGCGACGCGGTCCAAGAATAGACCGTTACGAAATACGAATACGTCGTCGAAGTTATCTGGAACGGAGTTCGAAAGAGTAAACGAAGTATCGTTACCATTGGTGGTCAATGTTTCGCGTGTTGGTTCGAAGTTGATTTTTGCCGATGTGATTTGATTCGCTCCGACCATCGCTGTCTCGATTCCGTTGGTATCTACCTTCAATCCGGTATCGTTCGCAAGTCCACCACCGCTCGCAAGTTGAACCGCACTACCAGCGACTTTGGACGCGCTTGTAATCTGGTTTAGCTTAGAATCGGGAATGGACCCGGCGAGCATTGCGGCGGTAACTCCACTGGCTGAAATCTGAAGACCAGAATTATCAGATAGTCCACCGCTCGCGGCGAGTTGGACCGCGCTACCGCTTACTTTGTCAGCGGTTGCAATTGTGGATAGCTTAGAATCGGGAATAGAACCACTAAGTTTGGCCGGTGTGATTTGCGAGTCTCCGACCATCGATGTCTCGATTCCGTTGGTATCTACCTTCAATCCGCTATCGTCAGCAAGTCCACCACCGACGGCGAGTTGGACCGCGCTACCGCTTACTTTGTCGGCGGTTGCGATTGTAGAGAGCTTAGAATCGGGAATAGAACCAGCGAGCATGGCCGCGCTAACTCCGAGGTCGGAGATTTTAAGACCTGAAAGATTTTCAAGTCCTCCGCTACCGTTCAGTTGAACCGCGCTACCGGATACTTTGTTCGCGCTAGTGATTGTCGAAAGCAACGAATCACCGATACCGCCGGCGAGTTTATCCGCCGAAATGGAACCGGCCAATTTTGCGTTCGTTACGCCGGCGTCTTTCAATCGAAGAGAATCGCTATTGATTTCGATGGATGAATCGTCGACGTTTACCGAAAGAGTATCGCCATTTTTAGCAAGTCCATCGCCCGCGGTCACTTGTCCCAATCCACTGAAGCGAACGTATGTTACTGCGTCGGTATCTAGTGTTGAAATCGTACTAGTCTGTACGAACGCTTGGTCTGCGTATGTATCGCCGTCGGTTACGAAGATTGCCATACCGTTTAGTTCTTCTGCGCTGTCGCAATCTGTCGCGCGTGTCATTGCACTAGATGAACCGTTATAAATCCATACTCCGTTTTCGTCGTCTTGGCTCTGAGCTCTGATCAAAATACGAGCTCCACTAGAAACGCTATGATTATCGAACGCCGATACGCCGGGGTTCGAAAGAGTTACGTTTCCAGTCGAAGCCGCCGCGGCTGGCTCTTTCCAGAATACGCCAGCTCCGACGATACCGTCGACGTATGATTTTGTCGCGACGTCTGCGTCGTTACTTGGTGTTCCTGCGCGAAGAAAACCCGAAAAAGTGAAGTTATCGGATAGGTCTAATTTACTTGCGTCGATTGCCGCGTCGCTAATTTGCGATGTGTCTACGGCTCCGACTTTGATTTGGTTACCGGCGATTTGGATGGCCATGGTATCTCCTAAGTGTTTGGTGTATAGTCAATGGATAAATAGTCGCCTGTAATCGTTTGAAAAGTGAGTGTAAATGTAGTCGAAGTCGTTTCGGTAAAGGTTTCGTCTTCAATCTGACGAACGCCGTTATAGTAAACGCGTAAAGTTCCTGTCTTATATTCCTCTTGTACCGTAAAGGTCGTTCGGCTTCCGTTGATCTGCGAAGTAAGATTTTCTTTTTTCATCTCTTCCGCTCCTGTTTGTACTGTATAGATAAATCCCGCCATCGTCAATCCATATAATGTGGTCTATTCTTCTAGCTGTATGTGTACGTTCCCGGTCCCCGTCTTCGCCGAAATAAATATATTTCGTCTCTGTAAACCGATACCGATTCGAATCGGTAACAAGTTGTTCGAAGGAATAAACACGCGGTCGGCTGGGACCGCTCCACCGTCGCTGGCCCCGTTCTGACTTACATATACGGTCAATGTCTCCGAACCAATCGTTATGATTCTCGCTTCACTTGGTAATAGTACTTCGGTCGTTGTCGTGTCGACGGCTATTGTTTTGTAATATGGAAACTCGTTTACGCTTCTTAGATTCTCGGCCATGATTATTTCTCTCTTCGACGAGACATCCACGCCTTACGAATCTCGTCGCGATTTTGTGCGTAAAACTCTGCGTCTTGTAATCCGCGTTCGATTAGGTTCGATGGTTCCGGCGATGGTCTTACACCGTTGTTCGTTTGTGGAGCTGGTCGCCGTTCGACTTGTTCCATTTGTGCGAGTTGATTTTGTGTCGACGTATCGACGTCCATATCGTTTGGCGTTTCCACCGCTTCTGGTCGTAGGTTTTGGAGGTGTGGACGTAGGACCGTCGGCGCGGTCGTTGGGTCTTCGACGATTGAATCCAACCATTCGCCAAGATTGACGATTTCGCTTTTCTTCTTCCCGGCTTGCGACTTCTCATACGACCATTCTATCGCGTCCACGATGTCGGGGTCTACTAGTCCATGTTTCGACATGCTCTGGAATCTCGTATATTTCTGTTCGCTCTTCGTGAGCTGCTGTTTCATTTGTTCGATTTGTTGCGTTAATAAATCGATTGTCGAATCGCTTTTCGATGCCTTTTCCAGTCTGCTTTGTAACTCTTTGTTCGTTTGCTCGGCTTCGTTCGCGCGGCTGGCGACTTTGTCGACTCGTTGTTTTATGATGTTCTCGACTTCGGATTTTTTGACGTATTCGACGCCGTCGATTTCTTTGGTTTCCATGTGGCTAGTCTCCTTTATGGGGTGAATGATGATAAATGATGATAAATGATGATAAATGATGATAGCTCGTATTACATGAGCTCTGCACGTTCTCGCTTTATTTTGAGTAACATTTCGCGCGCGGTGTTTTCATCGATGCCGGGGTTTAATGTTTGCATGGCGTCGATTGGAGAAATAAGACCGGCGGCCAATTTTGCCAATACGTCTTCTCTCGTTGCTTTTATTTCTTCCGGGCTTTGTGGGACCTGTCCGTATTGTATCCGATAATCGTTTTCGGGTAAGTTGGTCCCAAGAAAACGATTACATAACGCCGCCGATTTTGCGAGTAATCGTTCGTCGTAATAACTTTGGAGCGGTGCATATCTTGCGCTCGCTTGTCTTTGTCCGTCTCGACTTACTGACAACGAAAAACCGCTCCGTATATCGGCGGTTTGTTTCAATACCGAAGACGAAAGACCAGCGGCGGTGGCGACTTTGTATTCGTATTGTGCTATCGTTTCGAACATCTTTACGGGGTCCGCGCCCGGTTCGAATTGTCCTACCAGCGGTTGACCGGTGTTCTCTGGGTCACTGTAAAACATGAGTATCGAAGACGGGTCGGTCGCTATCGCCGCGCGCCGCGAAGATAAATCGCCGTTCTCGACTCCGAGACCAGAAATATTTAGCCCAGCGACGTACCGTTGCGGATATGGACAATCGCGAATCAAGTGGATTGCCCAGGATGTCAGACAAGACGATACTAAAGAGCCGTAGCATGTTTGGCTATTTCGAAACGTGTTCCATAAAAGACCGGTCTTTTGTGCGTGGTATAGTTCGACTGGTAAGAATGGTCGACCGTCTGCGAAACGATATGGATAATCTGCGCCGCGGTGCGTAGGGTGTCCCATAAACTTCTCGGAGACATCCGCGCCTAATGTGCCGTCGTGGTGTACGATATACATACCGAAGACCGGTTCGTCTGGATTGCGAATGTCCAGTACATCGGCCACGTATACTGGGTCGTTGTTTTCGGGGTCGATACGGAAACGGATGTCGCGATAATATACCGGCTCGTCTGGATTGTCTGGGGTTGACTCGCAACATACATAATCTGGCGTTACGATTCGATAGTTTAATCCGGGTTTGTGTGTCGGTTGTCCGATTTTGTGTGGTGCGACGTCGATTCGTACGAAGGTTTCATTTATTGCGAGAATGAATTGTTGCGCTTGTTGCATGAGTGGAAACAAACCGGCGTTCGTAACATATCCATCTGAACCAGTTAACGCCGATATATCTTCGCTATGGTGTACGGTCGGCGCGGTGTTGTATAACACCGCGAGCTGTCGCGAAATCTGTTCTAATACATTCGAAGACATATCCACCGGTCC